AATGCTTTAGATGGCGCTATAATGTCAATACAAGATACTATTGATGAATTATCAGAGGCGTTTAACTTGCAAGATTTATTTTAAAATTTATGAGAACACAAAAAACTGATTTTTTAAAAAAAATCAAAAAACTAGAATCAAGTTTACAAATAGCAATGTTTATGGGTAAACATAAAAAAGCAAAAAAAATAGAAAATAAAATTCATTTCTATAAGGATTGCATAACACATATGATGTAATGGAAGGAGTTAGAAGAAATTTTTCAAAAGAAACAACTGATACAGTCATAAAAGAATATGATTGTAAAATTGAAGCATTACAAAATAAAATTGAAATGCTATTAGCTAAAATTCATATATTAGAAATAAACAATAGATAAAAATGGAAAAAAATATTTACAACAAACTTTATCAAGTCCAAAAAGAAATTGGTACAATTAGTAAGGATTCAAAAAATCCTTTTTATAAATCTAAATACTTTGATATTAATTCTTTAATTAAACAAGTAACACCAATATTAGATAAACACAATTTACTACTTCTTCAACCTATTAAGGATGGTCATCAATATAGTATAATAATTGATCTAGATGGTGGATCAGTAGAATCATCTTTAGAATTACCTACTGATTTAGATGCACAAAAAATAGGTTCAGCTATTACTTACTATAGAAGATATACATTACAATCATTATTAGCTTTACAAGCTGTGGATGATGATGGGAATTTAGCATCAAAGGTAAAACCTGCAAAAAAAACATTGCACTTAAATACACCTGATTTTAAAAATGCACAAAAAAAATTAATGTCTAATGAAATAAATTTAGATGACATTTTAAAGCACTATAAAGTAACTAAGGAAGTACAACAACAATTATTAACAATTAAATCATAAATTATGAGTACATTAATCACAGGATCAATTAGGGTTGATAAATTACCTAAAGAAAAATTTATCAAAGGTAAAACTGATGCAGATGGTAATACACCTGTATATTACAATTTAACTATTTCTATTCAGGATAATACNAAATTTGGTAACAATGTTTGGTTTACTGATTCACAAACTAAAGAAGAAAGGGAAGCAAAAAAAGAAAAACTTTCACTTGGAAATGGTAAAGTAGTTTGGACGGATGGAAATGTATCAGTTGCAGAAAAAGAAATTGATATTATATCAGGTACTGAATCTGCATATGTAAAGGATGATGGACTACCATTCTAAAAAAAAATTATGAATTAAATTTTTAGGGGTATAGTAATTTTTATTATACCCTTTTTTTATATCTTTATTTAATGGAAAAACTTACACAAAAACAAACAGAACATCAATTACTAATGCAATTCATTCAAGATGAATGTTTTGTTGATGCAAAAATAAAAATAGATTATCCCCCTGTTGCACTATCAATGGGTGAAAAATTAATTACAACTAAAAGCAGGGATTTACTTCTTCCTATACCTTTGGCAACGTTTGGTAATTTATCAGTTGTTACNGCACCCCCTAAAACTAAAAAAACATTTTTTATATCACTGTTATCATCAGTATTTCTAAGTGGTTCAAATATGTTTTGTGGTGCTTTAAAAGGTCATAGAAACAAAGGTTCATTGTTTCATTTCGATACTGAACAAGGCAAATGGCATTGTCAAAAGGTATTCAAAAGACCACTTGATATGGCTGATATAGATGGTTCACAAAACATTTATCATACATTTGGATTAAGAACAGTAAATCATAAATCTAGGATTGATTTTATAGAATATTATTTAAAAGAAAATGCTAAAGAACCATCACTCGTTATAATTGATGGGATTGCTGATTTAGTTTCTGATGCTAATAATTTACAAGAATCAAATGAAATAGTACAAAAATTAATGAAATGGTCTGCATCTTATAATTGCCACATAATAAATGTAATTCATCAAAATTTTGGCAGTTCAAAACTAGGAACAGGTCATCTAGGATCATTTTTAGAAAAAAAAGCAGAAACAGTAATACAATTAGAAGCTAATACAGTTAATAAAGAATGGGTTACAGTAAGATGTGGTAGAAGCAGGGGATTTAGTTTTGAAACATTTTCATTTGAAGTCAATGATTATGGATTACCTTGTGTAGTTGATGATCTTTATGATCCTTTAAAATAATTTCGTACCTTAGTATTATGAATGATGCAGAAAATCAAATGAAACTAGTAGCAATCAAGAATGATGATTGGATTAGAATAGCTATTTCATTTGGTTTAAATAAACAAACTGCAGAAGATTTAGTTCAGGAAATGTACATTAAAATTTTCCTTAAATTAAAGGATGGAACTGATATAATGTATGATAATAATGAAATAAATTACTATTATATATTTAATACTTTAAGATGGTTGTTTCTTGATCTTAAAAGAAAGCATAAAAACATATATAAAATTTCTATTGATAATTTACAAATTGAATCATATGATGTTAATTATGATGAAACTGTAAAAAAAGTACAAGAAGCATTATCTAATATGTATTGGTATGATAGGAAAGTTTTTGAAGTCATTAATGATGGTGAATCAGTAGCAGAATTTAGCAGGAAATCATTAATTGAATATTATGAATTATATAATACACATAAAAAAGTAAAAAACAAATTAAAAAAACTATTGTGATTGTTGAACTTACATCTNATGAAATAATAAATGCTTATTATATTGGCTACAATAGAAGTAAATCTGTTAATCATTCTGATACAAAAATTAGTAAAAACCTTCATAAAAACAGACCTAATTGGTGGCGGCATTTTATTGGTGCATTAGGTGAAGTTGCATACAGTAAAGTAACAGGTGAAGATGTAGATACAGAAACACTTGGTAAAGGTGATCAAGGATATGATTTTAAAAATGGCATTGATATTAAATCTTCAGATTTAAATAGAAAGCCAAATTTAATTATTTCTAAACAAGCATTTGATTCTAAAATCTGTAAAACTTATTTATTGGCTTGGGTTAAATTACCTTATGTTGAATTATTGGGAACTATAGAAAGGGATCAGGTTTTAAATAATCTAGAAAAAATGTTTTTAAAAAAAACACCATATGGTGAAACTTATATAATTAATAATTCTAAATTAAAAAAATATGAAGTTAGGTGATATACTTGAAAAAATGATTCATTNTNTGACATTTGGTCAAGGTAAAAAAATTGCATCTTGGATAGCAAAAAAATTAGGATATGAATCCTGTAATTGTGAAAGCAGAAAAAAAGCATTAAATAATATTAAAATAAAAAGATGGTAAAATTAAATGAAAAAGATTTCAAGCAATGGGATAAATTTAGAAGGTCAAAACGTGACACTCTCACAGGTGCTGAATTTAAAATGGTATCAGACCTGCACAGCAAATACTATAACCATAAATTTTATTTACCCTGTACCTGCAATCCAAACACAATAAAAAGGTGGATTAAAGATATTAATCTGCTTTTTGATAATGGAACTAAGTAAAATAAATAAATTTGAACAAGCAGTTGTTCATTTACTTAATTTTGATGGNTGGCAGTTAGTATGGACAGGTGGTGATTNCACAAGATATGACGCTAAAGGTATAACACCTAAAGGTAAAAAATGTGTAATTGAAATGAAATTTAGAAATAAATATTATGATAAAAAACTATTAGAAGCAGATAAATATAATGCATTAATGGAATTAGATTCTGATATTGTTAAAATCTATTTTGTAGCTGATCCTAAAGGAAATTTTATGTATTGGCTAAACACATTAAAAATGCCTGATAAAGTATTAAAATATTGCCCTGATACTACACTTTGGACTAAAAAAAGAATACAAAAAGAAGTGTATCTGCTTGATGAAAATTTAGCAGTTAGAATTAATATAAATAAAAAATAGTTATAAATATTTTTGTTGATAACTTATTTTGATATATATTGCATTAAATTTTAAAACAATAATATGAATAATCAAAAAAGCAAAGCAGCAAAAGCAGGTAAAGCATTTAAAAAATTAGAAAAAGCAATTCTAATATTATTTCCTGTATATTTTATTAGTAGATTTTTAATAGGTGTAATTTTTAATATATAATATTATGGAACAATCTGATTCAATTTATATACACGAAACAACAAATCTTCATTGTTCTGATGGTGAATTATATATTCAGTATGGTAGTATAGAAGAACCAAAACAAGTTGTTTTTAATGTTGAAAATCTTTACAAAGATTTGGCTTTTATTGTAAACCAAGTGGTTAAAGAGAACAACAAAATGCAGAAAATGCATTTGGATTCACTAAAAGAAGAATTAAAAGAATTATGATTTTACTAGTTGATGCAGATAGTTTAATATTTGCTAGTAATTACAGGAAAAGGGAACAACCTGATGATGATCCATATTACAGTACACTAGCTGAATGTATGGATAAATTTGATGAACAGTTTATGCGTATTGTAAATGATTTAGAAGAACAGTACACCATAGACAAAGTAATTACATTTAATGGTAGTAAAGGTAATTTTAGAAAGTATGTTTCTAAAAACTATAAATTNAATAGGAAAAATATAAAATTACCCCCATTCCTAGATGAAATGCATAGCTATGTTAAAAAAGCATATAATTCTGTATATGGTTATGGGGTTGAAACTGATGATATGGTAGCTAGATATTGGACTACATTAACTGAAGATTTAGGAAGGAATGAAGTAATGATTGTTTCTATTGATAAGGACTACAAACAATTTCCTGCATTAATATACAATTACCATCACAAGCATAGAATTGTGTATGACATAACAAAACAAGAAGCATTGTTCAATTTTTATTCACAAATGATTGAAGGTGATCAAGCAGATAATGTAAACTTTTTTAAAGGTAAAGGAAGGGCATTTGCAAAAAAATACTATGCAGAATGTGAAACAGAATACCAATATAGAAAAAAATTATTCTTATTATTTAAAGAAAAATATAAATCAAAAGCTAGGGAAAAATATATTGAATGTTATTCACAGCTTAAATTAAGAACAAACTAATGAATTTAACACCTACAGAAATAGCTGATAAAATAAAAGAAATATCAGGAATTGATCTATTTAAGAACACAAGAAAAAAAGAATATATAGAACTTAGATCATTACTAAATCATTTACTTAGAAACAAGTTAAATATGCGATGGGCATATATAGCACAGTTTTTTATTGATAATGGTAAAACATATGATCATTCACTAGCAATTCATTCTTGTAATACATATAAACAATTAGCAAAGCATAATCCAAAGCTAAAGGAAATTGAAGATATGTTTACATTTAAATCTAATCTAACATATGATCAGATAGATAAATGTTACTACTTAGAAAATAAGATTAAAAATCTTAATAATAAAATATCAAAATTAAAAGGTGAATTAGATAGTCCTGCATATAACTTATTAAAAGATGTTGATGATGAAGATGTTCCTGAACTAGAAGAAAGGCTAGGAATGTGGAAAAAATCTTTAGAATGGAAAAAAAAACTTAATTAATACGTTATACATATATGATACAAAAGGTTGATATTAGTAAGGTTATTCCTAATCCTGATAATCCTAGATTTATAAAGGACTATAAATTTAAGAAACTTGTGAAATCTGTAAGAAGATTCCCACAAATGTTAAAACTTAGACCTATTGTAGTAAATAAAGAATGGGTTGTTCTTGGTGGTAATATGAGATTAAAAGCCTGTATTGATGCAGGACTAAAANAAGTTTGGATATTACAAGCAGATGAATTAACAGAAGATCAGGAAAAAGAATTTGTAATAAAAGATAATGTTGGTTTTGGTGAATGGGATTGGGATGTGCTTGGTAATGATTGGGAACAACAAGAACTAGAAGATTGGGGTTTAGATGGTTTCCCATTTGAAAAAGAAGCTGAAGAAGAAGAAAAATACACAAGAAAAATTGAAGCACCCACATACAAGCCAAACAATAAAAAACCAAAAATAAAAGATTTGTATGATGATTCTAAATATCAGGAACTAATAAACAACATTAATAAATCTAATATATCAGAAGAAGAAAAAAAGCTACTTATTACTACAGCACAAAGGCATATTGTTTTTGATTATAGTAAGATTGCAGATTACTATGCACATTCAGATAAAGATGTTCAATTACTAATGGAAGAATCTGCACTTGTTATTATTGATTTTAATAAAGCAATTGAAAATGGATATGTAAAACTAACTAATGAAATAGCTGATTCATTTACAAAAAATGGAATATTATGAATGATGATTTTGCTGTATTTATATTAACCTATGGTAGACCTGATAATGTTAAGACATATAAAACATTAGATAGGTTTGGGTATACAGGTAAAATTTATTTAATATGTTCAACTGATGATAAAAAACTAAATCAATATAAAACCAAATACAAAGATCAAGTAATAACATTTANTAAGGATGATATAGAATTTGATACTGCTGATAATTTCAATGATAAAAGGGTTGTTGTCTATGCTAGAAATGCCTGTTTTAAAATAGCTGAAGATTTAGGTATAACATATTTTTTACAAATGGATGATGATTATACAGATTTCAGTTATAGGTTTGATGATAAATTATCATATCATAAAGGCAGGGGATATATTAATAAAGTAGATGATATATTTAAATCATTATTAAAATTCTATAAATCTATTCCTGCTAAAAGCATTGCATTATCACAAAATGGGGATTGGATAGGTGGTGATCAAAGTGGATGGGCAAAAAAATTAAGTTTAAAAAGAAAGTGTATGAATAGCTTTTTCTGTAGCACAAAAAGACCTTTTAAATTTTTAGGCACAATTAATGAAGATGTTA